GCCACGGTTTGAGAGTAACCAGGCACTAACCAAAGCACCAAGAAGGCCAAGGATATACAGTATTTTTTTCCACACATCAAAACCCCGCCAGAGTAAAAATCGTGATGACAACACCGACCGCCAAAATCAGGCAGAAATAGCCGAGGATGTAGTTTTGTTCGAAAAAATCATAGATGCTGTCAAGCAGACTCTTTTTTTGCATTTCCGGTAATCTCCTTAATCATTTGGTTGGTGACAAGTCCCCAGAAATAAGCACCAGATACGACCAAGGCACCACCAGGGCCAAGGCGCAATACCACATCCCAAACAGTGACACCTTCTACCATTGGCTGTATAGACGCAATGGTGAGAAGCACGGCGCCCCATACGATAAGAGCAAGTCCAATCACCTTGCGCCCTGATGGTTTTCCATCCCTGCCATTAAGTATATCGAGCATTTTACACCACCTTTTTGTATATTCTCTTTGATCTTACATCGCCTTCTCTAACTGTTCTTGACCCAGGAAATGGATCAATCATGCACTTGCCTTTTCCATCTCCAAGAACAAAATGAGTATACCCTGTTCTTTTATTAAAGTAATCAAGAATTTCGTATTCATCATTGTTGCAAACATAATTTGCATCGCGCTTTCCAACAAAAATAACTTTGTTTTTACCACAGAAGTCTTCAATAATTCCATCTGGATCAAGTATGGTTGATTCAATATCAATATCACCATCATCTTTGTAGTTTTTGAACCATTTTATAATAACCTCAGAGGCTGAAAAATCAACGTTGGTAGCAATAGAAACCATATTTACTATACTTATATAGTAGCATCCCCATTCCTGGATCGGGTTAAGGTTCTTGTCATTTTGTGTCCACAGTTTCATGCCTTCCCCCAGAAGTTAATTATCATCGCGCTTGCAAACAAAAGTATCGCGGTAAAATAAGGTGCGAGGCTTTGTATCTTCATTTGCTTGGACGAATTGTGTTCTTTGATTGTGGATAGAATCAACTGTCTTGTTTCGTTCGGTTGCATAAGTCCCGCCACCTGTAGCTCACGAATCGCTACACGACCTTTTTCAATCTCTTGTTTAACTATATGCAATTCTTTGGCGGTAGTCTCATGATCTTTTTTTAATAGTGCTATTTCCATACATATCTCATCGTTTGTTTTTGGTGCCATGATTTATCCTCTCTACCAAGTCCATAGCCCTGGCCGTAATGCCTTCACTTTTCGTTATAGCATTGTAAGCCCTTTCGAGTTTTTCGTAAAGTATCATAAAGATAGTTGCTATTATGAAATTGGTGAAAATGAACCACATTATGGCCACATCAAATGGACTTATCGTAATAAATATTATCACGGCAAGAGAAAAGAACGTGCCAATAATCTTTATGAAGAGATTGTTTTCATAAAAATCATAGGCATATAATACAAAAATCTCTACTATTAGAATTGCAGTCCCAAACATTAGATTTTCATTGAACATAAGAGACAAACCAGATGCAATAAGAAAAGAAAATATCTGCAATAGCTTTGATGCTTGTGAGTCAACTATTGCAGAGTACCCAAATGCTGATACATACAAAATGAATGTTGCTATGTAAAAAAGTTCAATGTCGCTGTTTATTTTAATTGAGTTTGCTACAAGGGTAATTAGAGAAAGTATAAAAAATACAAGCCCAATCCTCCTTTGTAGGCTCATGTTAATACCAGTATCCCCTTGAAGCAGTCTCTACCGAAAACACCGCCTGAACGTCTGGATACAATGCCTCATCAGCTTCGATCTCTTTCTTGATTCCTTCGGCTTCTGCCATCGCATCATCATCACCATGCTCTATCGCGTAGTGGGAGGCCACAGCCAGGGTAGCCAACTTCTTGCAGAACTCGCGCTTCTTTTCGTTCTCGCATGGCCAATCAAACAGAAAACCAATGCGGTCTTCAGGGGATTCGCATGGTTCACGCTTAAACTCTTTTCCTTCTGTTTCAACCTCGAAAACAATACCGGCCACCCTGGAATGTTTATTGGCGCTGACAGCACCGCACAGCTCAGGAGCAGACTCAAGCAACTTTTTTACGCTCATTGGTATCTCCTATATTCAAGTTTTAGTATATAGATAAGGCATGGAATAATCCATACCTTGCCTGTCATATTTGTGCGATCACCAGCGCCCATGCGTCATAGCCATCGGAGGCTGATACAACTTGCGCCCATGTTCTGCCCTGCAAAATACTCTCATCAACACCAACAGGATTCCTGGCAAGCAAAACCCTGATTTGACCTGCTGTGATCTTTGCTATCCTAATTGGAGCTGGCCTTGAGTTTGATGAATTTCCCACATCAATATACTGTGATACAAAATTACTGATATTCAGCGAAGGTACCCCAGCAATCTCCACCGGCACCGTATTCCCATCAACCTTGCTCCGCACCACAATCTTCGGCACTTCATCCCGTAGCAATGGCCTGTCAAGCAAAACATCGTAGTAGGTAGCCACAGTATTATTCAAAATCGGCGTCCACTGCCCCTTGGTGGTCTTGCCAGTAACGCCATTAGTGTTGACCACGGCCTCGCTATTTCCATACCAATCACCACCTTGTCTGCCCCAAATATAATCCGTTGCGGTTGCCTTCTTAAACTCAACTGCCGTGTACTGGCCAGACGCAACAAACGAAAATGTAGCCGATCCGTTTATTGTCTCTGCACCGACCGTATCAACGGTGATTGCACCTCCTGCAATAAGCCTGATGATGTTAAATGCCTTCCCGAGCGGTAGCGCGTTAGGTATCGACACCGTGATTGCGGAAGCAGTGTTGACAAAGATATTTTCATCGGTCCCGAGTATGGTGTAATTACCAGTGATTGTAGCTTGTGTTTTTACGCCCACTGATGCAAGTGCAGAATCAACATAACCCTTGGTGGTTGCTTGATTTGATGCGGTAGGCGTAGGCACAACCACAGACCCGGTAAACGTAGGGTTCGACTTTGGAGCCGCCAAATCAGACACCGGCAACTCCGCAAGCGTGGCATTGACTGTTATGCCGTTTCGCACAAGCGGTACGATCTCAGCTCCTGTCAACGGCGGTGGAGTACCTGGGTTTAGATTAGATATTGTTATTTTAGCCATGTTATACTACCCTCTCTGTTAAAATCATCGTAACTTTATTGGACAAAGCCCCGAATTGTGGATCTATGCCGATAATCTGCGCCTTCCACCGTCCGAAGTACGGCCTTCCGTTATTGGTCAGGTCGATATACAGTGTATCATAAATCCTCATTTCGTAGTAATCAGGTCCATGTAATTCGCACGACAATACCGGCCTAATCTCTGATAGTTTCTGCGCGGTCCATGTGCCACGGGCAATAGCGTCAACCTCATTGGTAAGAAACGTGTCAACCGTAATTTCTGGTTTCTGTCGGTAGGCGTCAAATGCAGCCTGTTGATAGTCCGTATTCGTGACAGAAAGGAACGTCCCTTCATTCCAGTCTTTGTTGTACCGAATCTTGGCAGAAGCAAAGAATATGGAAGAATCGGTATTGATTGAAAGAGTTTTATTGTCCTTGATGTCAATTACCGTGATTTCTTCCCGCGGTACAAAAGCCCAAATAATGTCTCCGCTTTCGGTCGTAATTAGTTGTCCGTCTTCGGTGGCAAGCTGGGCATAGTATGTGGGAGTACGGAGCCAATTGTCTATGCGTATGGTACGGTATCCATCGGGCCGGATCTCGTACCGAAAACCGATGTTCGCACCATTCTGTAGTAGCCTGATTGCCTCGTACAATTCCATCTGCCCCAGGACTACGCCAACAGGGTCAAGCATGGCAGATTCTGCGGTCCATTCTTGGATGTCGTAGAATGATTCGTTAAAACCGATCCCAAGTACTCTTTGGTTCAAATCTATGATTACATCGGCAACGGTAGTGTTTGGTATGCCGACCGGAGCCAAGAGTCGTACTTTCTTCGGCGTTCCGGAAGCCGTTCCATCTTCACGCCCAACGGCGGCTGTCAAGGTAAAGCTACCATTGGCAAGGTCAGTAGTGTTTGCTGTAACATTGACCCATTTCTTGGTTGTCTCGTTAAAGGTCTGTATAGTCCCCATGCTTGATAGTGTAACACCTGCACGGTATGAAACTATGCCAGTTGCACCTTCTGCCTCGTTTACAAGGCATTTGGCTGTCCGTACTGACCCGTAGATTAACGGCACATCCTCACCCCTGAGCGTTACGGCTGTGAGTATCTTGGAGTTCTGGCTCTTGCGTTTGTCTTGTACCCGGACGTCAAAATTTGGCATTGAGTATCCAAAATCCTCAATATAGAATGAAGCCAGGTTGATGAGATCCGACCTCCTTGGATCGGTTATGGTCGAATCAAGGTAGTATAGATTGAGGTCATTGCCGTAGATGTTTTTCGTAATGTACTGGTCGAAATAATTATCAACATTGTCAAAAGAAACAGTTCCTGAGATGAACGCAAGCCGGTCATAATTAACCATGTCGGCCTTTTGCGCTATACGTGGAACTCCACGAATGTATGGAAGGTACTCTTCGCCCTCGATGTAGACAACGCCAGAGTCTGTAAATCCCTGGCCAAGCCCGATGGAATAGAGGGTATAGTCTGGCCACGAGGTATGCGTGATATGCGCGTAGCCAACCTGGTTGATGTTGTCCCAATAAAATGACTGCTCGGTGGCTATGCAATCAGCTACCGAAAACACTCGCCGGTACCTGATGTTTGGGTTTTCAAGGAATGACGTTACGTTGATTTCCTCCGTCGAGTCATCACCCTGGGCTCCGAATGTTGTGGTCCAGTATGGTGCGGTTGTGCGCCTACCTGGTCGCCAAGAATAGACGAATGGCGCGAAGTTGGCCATGGGCTTGAGTGGAATGTATATGGTTAGTTCGGCGATTAGCATGTTAGTACTCGATTACGATGAGGGCTGGACCGCCTTCGCCACCAAGGATGAGTTGACCCCCACTGTTGCTATCACCAGCACCTCCACCACCTCCACCTATACCACCAGGGCCACCGATCCCTCCGACGCCACCTGTATTTGTCTCTCCAAACTCTCCTCCTGCTCCACCAGCTCCTTGCCCTCCAGATTCTGCGACACGCCCGGCGCTACCACCAGTGCCGTTAAAAATACTCGCCATCCTTGGCTTTCCACCTATCCCTCTCAACCCTCCTGGTCCACCAGAGCCACCCCCGCCCCCGCCATGACCACCAAAACTAACGCCCCCAGGCCCGCCAGGACTGCCAACCCCACCAATGCCACCACCTCCAGCACCATTGGCAGAGCTACCGGTACCACCAGCAAATCCATTTGACGCTCCACCTGACCCAACACCACCAGTCCCGGCAGTGGCACCAGAAGCATTGCCTCCACGACCAAGACTTATATTTAATGCTCCTCCTACAAAAGTACTTGCTCCGGTGTTTGATATGATTATGGTGTATGTGGTATTGGGCGTAACTGGAATATTGGTGTCAACAAGGTGTGCTCCAGATCCACCACCTCCCCCGCCAATAGTTCCACTTGGGCTATTGGCCCCATTACCACCAGCCCCAACCCCGTTAAACAATATTGAATTAACCCAAGGAGGGCACACCCATGAGTATGTACCTGGGGCCGAATAAACCATCTTGCGCCTGTAAATCTGTCCAATAAGCACCAGATTTCCACCAGAATAATACCCATTATGCACCGAGTTCCACGACACTCCCGAAAGATTGGCCACAAAAGAAGCAGTAGCCGTAGACCCATCTCCACTTGGCGTAATCACCACATAATCCGATGGAGTGCCAGTGATATTATTGGTAGCGGTCACAGAATCCACCCGGTACACCGTCCCACCAATGTAAAAGGTGGCCCCTATTGTCATAGCAGTGCCAGACCACGGAATGGTACCAAGCCCGCTAAAAATCGCGTCTATTTCGTTATTCTGTGCCTGGTAGTCCCCTACCGTCAAAGGCAGGCTATTCGGCCCCGTGATCCTATTTATCGCCATTACCTGGCCTCCTTAAATTTAAGCATAGCGGTATAGAGTTTTCTGTTTTTACTGGCAGATAACGCTTCGGTCATTCTACCATACATTACCGGTAGATCGTCTGTCTCGGGATCTATCCACAATATAGCACCCCGACCATAAGCAAGGTACACGTCCTGTAAGGCTCTCAGATCGTCCCTGGTGATGGTCGGTATGCTAAAGTCATAGTTCCGTAGTGGCTCCACGTACTCTTGCAATACCTGGCCTGTTTGGGACTCTGAGACTATCGACCTATCGTCAAAAGTTTCGTCCCAGAACGATTCTGGAGGATCTAAAGCTACTGATTCACCGGCACCGATACCGCCGATGTAGGCCTTGTCTGTGGTTACTTTTGAGACGGAGACTGAGCCGATGAGCCATATCCCACTGGTGAAATTATCCAAAATATCTGGAGTACAGGATGTTATCCCCGCACCGTCGGCGGTAGATACCAATGTTTTAGTTACCCAATTGCTTGCCTCTGCTGCGGTAATTGTTATTTGGTCTGCTTCTCCGGTATCGTATCTATTTCTAACCTGCAATGAATTTGTACCAAACAGACATTTTGCCATTACCTCGAAGTTGAATACATCACCAGTTGATGCTTCAAATGTATTCGCCCTAGTATATGATGACAACGAATAATCAGTAACGAAAGTATTCCCACTCCCACCAGGTAGAGCATTGCCCATGTAGGCGTTGGTTGGGTCGTATGTTATAACGCCAGGGTTGACACTTGTCCATCCTGTAGTCCCATCGGCAAAATCCCAGTTTGATACAACCGGTATACCGTTAACAGTGCCAAGAGCAAACCCTAGATAACAGTTACCAGAGGTGTAAGAATTTACGGTCACAACAATATTTGCAAATGCTGTATTGGCAGGTGCAGTCATTGTATTAGTTTTTACTACCCAACCAACGTCAGTATTAGTCCACACTACCAAAGGCCAATCAGCCAATCCACTACCACCACTATTAGACCACCTGACCGATAACTGTACGCCAGGTGCCACAAGATCACCCCAGTTCAGTACCCCTGTTATAGCCCCAACACTGCCAGGAGTAGCAGGTATGCTTGGGGAAATGAAAGATGTATCCAAGCTACCAAGTTTTGCCACCCATCCTTGCTGTCTAACACTCGCACCAGCACCAAGAATCCAACCGGTACTACCACTCCAAAAATCCCCATTGACAACCTTCTCTCCATCCACATCAATGTCAACGCGGATTTCGTCAACCGTCACCACCGGGAAATGGCACGCATCCTCACAGGTATACTTTCCAACCATTGTACCGGCATTAAACAAATTATATACAACGGTTTTACAGTTAGTATATCCCTTATAAACCGATGAAACCTGTACGGGGGGAGAGAATGTAGCGGTTATACTTGCATTTGATCCGGTGGACTGAAACTTCTTTCTCAGGAACGGTGATTTTAGGTTTCCTACTGGATAATTATTATCCTCATTCGTGGCCATGAGAGTTGCCGAAAGTAGTTTGTTGTCGAATAATATTTTCATGCGAGTTCCAGCCTTACTATACCATTGTTGAAAATGTCAGCCGTTTTCTCTGCCACTAAAACCGAATCCATCATGAATTGAATTGTAGCACGCATTGGCTGATTGTTGCCACCTAAAGCGCTCATTGTGTCCCTATTGTTTAGCACTGTTGCGCCCTTGGGTATTATCATTTCCATACCCTGGTCCGCAACTATGGCCGGCGTATCTTGGCTAAACGGATTCGTAGTCCCAGTCCACAACTTTGGTGGCTGTGGTTTGTTGGAGGCAATGGCGCCGATCTGCAAAGCTGTGGCCGCACCAGATATGGCAGTGAGTGCCGCCGCTACCGGTGGGTATGCCCCATGATTTGCCCATATGCCGGTGATAGACAGCGCGGCATTAGCGATTGATTGTACTAAAGATGCCGCCCATGTAGCCAGGTCTGATTCGTACTTTAGTTTAGCTTTCTTCTTTTCAAACTCTTCGGTGATTTTATATTTACTTATTTCAAGATTTGCCTTCTCAATCTTTTCCTTATCACCGCTTGCCTTAGCGTCTGCCAAGTCTTGTTCAAGTCTTTCTTTCCTGGTAATCCCACCATTTTCCAAGAGTTCCATGTCTTTGTCGTAAACGCTCTGGAGGTCGGCAATCTCTTGTTCTTTGGATGCACGGAATATTTCAGATAGTGAGGACACAATGGAGAAAAATGCTTCTTTCGATGCTTCCCATATTGCTTTTTTGTTTGCCTCTGCTTGCTCAAGAGCTTTAATCTGTTCGTCAAGGCTGTCTATTTCAGCCTGTACCGCAATAGCAAGATTTGCATCCCTTAGCGCTTCCTCTTCCTCAAAGGCGGTTTTCCATGCGTCATACTTTTCGTCTACGGTTTTGTCAGTTATTTTAAGAGACTCTGCCCTATACCATTCGTCAATCTCTTTTTTGCGCTGTGCAGTATCTGCAAATGCCATGAGTTCTTTGCGCCTAATGTCGAGCTTTTCTTGTTCAGTATCATTGAGCCGGTCTATTTCTTCCTGTCCAGATTTTCGCCTTTCATCACTTGCTTTTTTCTGGTCTGCCGTAATTTTGGATTGAGCATCGGCGTAATCTTTCTGTGCTTTTGTCTGTGCATCGGTCATGACCTTTGCATCTTTCAGCAATATAGCTTCTTTTGCCTTTTGGTCATTAATCATTTGTTGATAGGCAACATTCTTTCTCTGTTCGTTGCCTATCTTGGTATATTCGTCAACCAGGCCCTTTAGTACGCCCTTTGGATCTTGTATTGTTTTTGATGCAAGCCCAATCTTTGCTACCTGCTCGGCAGTAAGCCCAAGTTCCTTTGCTATTTTTTCAATGCTATCTTTATCAATAGCACCTTTCAATTTTCTGAGTTCAACCTCTGCCTTGAATGCTTTCTTGGCAAAATCATCAAGCGATTCAGCCGAAACATTAGTACTTGAGGCAACATTGCCAAATCTCTTTTGGAGGTCTTCGAGAAGCCTTGCTTGGCCCGCGCCAAGAGATGATGTTATTGCTACACCAAGTGCGATAACGCCGGCCGTAATGGCCGCTATCGGCCCCATAGAGGCAGTTAAGGTAACTCCAAACAACTGCACTACCGGAATTGCCGCAAGTAGTGCAGCGCCTATGAGTGCCAATGACCCCACGAATGCTTGAATCTCTTTTGGTAAAGCCGAAAATGCCCCCAGGAGCGTAGTCACAACATCAGCAAAGCCCTTGATGAATGGCGTGAAGGCTTCGGTAAGAGATCCCAATGAAGTATCAATAGCATCATTCATGGTCGAGAGTTTGCCTGAAAGCGTTTCCGATTGCTTTTCAAGCATTCCAAAGAACTGTCCGCCCTCACTTGTAGCACGCTTGAACGATTCCTTGACCATATCGGCACTGATAGCGCCATTTTCCATGTCTTTTTTAAGGTCGGCCATGGATCGACCTGTTTTATTCGATATTTCAAGAAGCGGATTGAATCCACTATTTATGAGCTGATTGAGGTCCTGTCCATTTAGCCTAGAACTTGAGCTAATTTGACCCATAGCAACCGCAAGACTTTTTAGTCTTTCTGCATTACCACCAGAAACATCCCCCAACATTTTAACGGTAGAAACAGCTTCTTCCGCACCTAATCCAAACTGAATGAGCGTCTGGGTAGCGTCCCGGATGTCCTTAAATTCAAGCGGAGTCTTGTTTGCATAATCCTTGAGTTCGCGCAAGGTTTTTTCGGCAGTCTTAGCACTACCAGTCATAACGGTAAATGCTACCTTGGCCTGTTCTGCGGCCTTGTTAAACTCTATACCCCTGACCAGTCCAGCGAACACGGCAACGGAAGCCCCAAGGCTTGCAAATGCTTTACCGGCGGTTGATGCGAATGTGTTTGTCTGCTTTGTGGAATCTTTTAATGCAGTATCAAGACTTGAATTATCGCCTACAATATCGACTACTAATTCTCCGATTTTAGCCATAATTCAAGCCCCTTATTTACATACTTGCAAAGCCCACATCGTTATTTATAGGCCCGTCTTTTTTCTTCTTGTCATTGATCCATTCCGGTTGCTTCCCGTTCTGGAACATTACCGTAGCGTAGGCAATTCTCGTTGCCTGAATCTGGCCCTCAAGCTCCTCTATCCTTGACCATTCGGTAATCAAAATATCAAGCTCACGTAACGTCATGCCCCAAAATTGCGCCGATGATCTTCCGAGTTTTACCGTAGCCATGTAATACATATATGACCACGGTATACCTGCCTCGGACTCCTGACCATCGGCCTCTAAGGGTTTTGTTTCGGCTTTGGAAGGCTCGCAATCAGTGCCTTACTCATGGCCTGGGCATACTCGACAAAATCACCCATTGAAGCGTGTTTCAGAACGTAATCAGAATCAACTGGATTTTCTTCATGCTGTAGGCCATAGGCCACAATATCAGCAATCATTTGCAATTCTTTCACGCCAAAATCCATGGCACCAAGGCCCTGTAGGTTTTGAAATGCAATCATAATATCGCCGATTGAACCATACTTTTCAAAAATGCACCGTAGATCATAGGCGCGATAAATGAGAAATCGTTCCTTCTCAAGAAAGATTTTCTCTCCACGTGGAGCAATGTCATTAGCAGTTGTTTCGTCCAAAATGTTCCTCCATCAAAAAATAGCCCCCACATAAGTAGGGGCTTTATAATCAAGATCAGGTTACAGTAGCGGTTCCACCCCTGGCGGTAACTCCTACGCCGTTAGTGTCCTTGATTGCGTTAGACACGAACCAAGTGCTTGCACCAGCGGTTAGTCCGGTTGCGGTAGCAGTCTGAGTAGCACCACCGGCTGCACCGAAAATCCAGCCAGAGGGATTGGACCTCACACCGGTTGCGGTAATGAATACCACGATGTTTGGATCAATGAATGTTGACTGATCCATGTTGGTGTTTCCACCAGCCTTGGTAAAGGTGAACACGATCTGTCCAGCGGTTCCAGGAGCGGCGGCCACGGTAACGGCGTTGAGGTTTGCACTCGCAAAAGTAGGAGTAGTGAACCAGTTGTTGATGCGTGCAGCCGGTACGTTGTCGTCATCATCACGAACTTTTTCACGGCTCAGTCCATTAAATATCAGGTCTGAAACTCGACCTTCCATGGTGACGGCTCTTGGTGCGGGAGAAGCTTCTTGGGTAGCATCCTCGCTGTTTGGCTTGCCGAATTTGCACTTGTAGTAGACGAAATAACCGTATTTTCCACCGGTTAGCTTGGCACGACCCATGATACAAACATCGGGGCTTGCATCGTTGGCACCTTCCTGTATTGCTCCGTTCAGGTAGTTTCGACCAAGTAAGCGGGCTTCATCGGCCGGAAGTAGATCAACGATTGAAAGGGTAATTCCCTTTTCGCCGGTTGACTCCATCTGCTCAAAAGCCTTGTCATCGGCAAAGTTCGTGGCAAGGGATGCAGCGCGATTGTACGAAAGAGTTTTCGCACCAAGTAGAGGGTAGATTGTTCCAACGGTAAAACCGGTGGTATCATCCTTTGTGACAAGCCCATAATAGAGCTTATCAAGACCGATTGCCGACCTTTGTGTTACTGGCATAGTTTTTCTCCTTTATGCCCACAAGGGGCTATATTCAAGTTTTAGTATATATACTTTTCTGCTATCTGTAAAGTACAGTATTCCAGCGAGTTACCACGTGCATGAGCTTTGTGTCTGGATCTACCAATTCAAGGTAGCTTTCCCTGTTCCATCCACCCGATTCCATGCAGTCAACCAAGGCCATAACGATTGGCGTTACGGTCTGCCCAGGCTTTACCCAAGCGTGAATTTCCATCAAAACGTTATCAGAGTTTGGAGCGTTGTCTGAATAGTTTTCGTCACCGGTGAAGCTGTCAATTATGTTGTGCGTAATCAGTGGCATTACCGTGAATTTGTCCGGCCAAGACCCACCAATATTGTCAACCGGAACCAATGCGGTAAGCGGTGCATAACCTGTGAGTAATGTTTGAACTACTTGCTTTGCGTTTATCATAATTCTTTTTTAAGCTCCTTGGCTATGATTTGGGAAATGGTAGCTTTGTTTTCGGTCAAGGCTGGAGTGAGGAATGGTTTAGCTTTTTGTTTGGAAGTTCCAATTTCCACGAAAATTCCGTATTCCACGTTTGAACCTACTTGGCCTATCACCACACCTTCTTTCAATATGGTTCTGTGTGTGATTGATGCCCTCAAAAGTCCGGTATCAACCGATTTATTATCGGTAATACGTTTCTTTGCTGCACCTTCCACAAATATTGAGGCAGCAAGCATGCCACGTTCCAAGGCAGAAAATATATCCTTGCCCTTCTTTTGAAAGGCTTCTGCAAGTTCGTTAGCTTGCCTTTCAATTTCTTTGGGATCGTATATTTTTCCAGACTTTGACTTTGCCATTTAACCCTCATACCTCTTGCAAACAACTTCCGCATGATCGTACCATTCATCAACCTGAATAGCCTGGAACTTTTGGCTACCAATGAGAGCAACTGCGTTTTGCGGAATGTCGGTTGATAGGTCAACGAATATCTTTCGACCAGTACCTGGCTGAATTCCATACTCACGCATTTGGGCAGGATTATTCATGGGCTGTACGTCACCGTTGACGTCATGGAGAAGAACAAGTCCCATTATATCAAGCCCATCTTGATCCTTACCAGTTACCACAAGATTATACACCTTAATCGGCACGTCATGGCGCTTAATCCGCATAGGGCAATCCTGGTTCTGAGTTCAGTACCACACCGTCAACAATTTGCTTCTCAGTCAATCCGCGCCTATCGTTGTATTGGGTCAACTTCTGTCCGTAGAGTGGACGAATAACCGTTACACTCTCAAACTGTTTAACTATATCGGAAGGATAACCGTTGACCATGTCGGCCTTGGTATAACTATAACCACCTTGGGACTCTGACTTCATGCCGATACTGCCCGGGTCAAGATTGTAGCCGATCATCTTGGAGGCCGGTAGTTTCATCCATGGTTGCCAACTTGGTACGGTAGGGGAGTCTTGCCAGTCTTGGCCTGTTATTTCTCTGATAGTACCTTCCACTAAAGGAATGAGCATATCAATAAGATCATCTTTTGCGGTCCCTGATATTTGTAGTAACGTCTTTACTTCGTCCGTGGTAATTACTGCCATTACTCCACCTTATGCCCATAGGCTACTGCCAAAAATGATGATAGCCCCGTGAGGTTATCCTGTACTATCAATTGCATTTCCTCTCCCATTTCAGCGTCAATCCGTAGGACTGCGCCGTAGGTATCAGGAAAGCGTGTGTCTATTGTTACACCATACACCCCAGCCGGTGCTTTGTCATTGTATTTTGTGGTCGAACCCTTGAGGGCAAACTCTCCATTGCTACGGGAAAACAATACATTCTTATAGTCCCCGTCCTTCTTGCGGAATAGCAGACCATTCGTCAGTGCCGTGATTCCACCGAATTTGCCGTCATCCATGGCAACATCGTCTTGCATCACCAAGGACACACCGTAAATGTCCCATTTCGTTCCGGATGGTGGAGAAAGCGCGAATATTACCGGTGTTGCCGATCCATCTACGTTTACTGCATCGGAACTACGGAAAGCCACGGCGCTTGTGGTAAAGGCATAATCCAATGGCATATTGAGCGTGATTACATTGGTAGCAACTACGGTTACAATACCCTGGTAGTACCTGCCATCTTGACGCAAGCAAAGCACGTTCCCAACTACCGTACCATGTCCACCGGCCAATGTCACTGTTCGATTGTCAACGGCGGTATTGACTGCAAGACTTACGTCCGCAAGTTTACGACACATCTTTACCGATATAATTTCGGCTTGGTAGTTGTCTTGTATTTGAGTTCTGATTGCTCCGTCTGGTTCCGTGTGAGCCGTAGATATGTTAACAAGCATTTTGCCCACCTTACAAAAAAAGCCCTCCACCATGGAGGCAGAGGGCCATTAGGTCAATCTACGACTAGCCCATGATCGTTACGATATGTTCTGGCTGTACGGCCTTGAATCCCCATGCGGCATGGAGTTCCCAAGTGCGCATACCGTATCCAGCAATGTCCAAGAGCAAGTAGCTCATGCCAAACTGGTCACTAATTACCATCTGGTTAATGGTGGGATTAGCAGGGATGATAGGAGGGCGCACAACACCAACCACGGCAGACCGTTCAAAGGCCACGTTTGCGGTGTAGTTGTTGCCGATGGTCATGGCGTTTGCGGTAGGGATAACAACGCGAGCGCCAGGGCGATTGAGGCTCATGGTTCCAGGGGCAGTGATACCAGTACCAACTACGTACTTGTTAGCACTATCGGCGGCGAATGTCACCACGTCGCCTGCGAGTACTGTATTTGCACCAGTTACAAGCGCAATGTCGGTTACGCCCTTAGCGGTTGAGCCAGAGGTTACGTATGCGGAACCAGTGCCCTTGGTATGTAGTCCAATACCAGCAGACTCAACAAGGTTGATGCCAAACTGCTTCATGACGTTACCGGTTCGGCGCTCTGCATCACTACCAGCCTGATATGCTTGCTGTACAATGCCAAGTTTCAGGAGGTTGAACCAAGCGGATGAATCCAAGGCAAGAGACACATCAGTCAGAGGAGCACCATTATCACGCAAGACCTTGCGGGCTTCGGCAATTAGGTTGATGTCAGAAGCAAAAGGAGTGGTGGCGGCGGCACCAATGGCACGGCTTGCGCCTTCTTTCACGGCCACCCAAGCGTCAATTTCCATGGCATTACGCAAGGAGCGCATACCCTGGGCAAGCAACTGTCGAACCCATTCTTGGTAGTTTCCACCATTTTCGAGGGAGCGAATCTGCTCGCCGGTCAGGTTCCAAGAGGTGAACTGGCTTTTGGTGATTGCCACGGATACGGAAGCGGCGGTCTTGTCGGTTCCTGCGGTTGGGGTCATGGCGGGAGTAAAGTTACCAAGTCCGGCCACGGGAGCGTAGGGGACTTTCACCTGATCGCCAATGGCAACGCCCTTGGAATCAAAGCTGGTTGAAATCTTGTCAACGATTCCAATTGGTTCTGCGGAAACTTCCTGGGCTGCACTATAGGCAACAGGGGCAATGGCTGTAAAAATATTAGGCATGATCTTTTCTCCTATTCAAAAAGACCACCGGCCTTGGCGAACGCTGATCGGTCGGCAAGCGGTAGTTGGTTAAATGCCTCCAAGCTCATCTTGGGGACATCCTTCGATTGTCCACCTTTTGGGGTGGCCTGGTTGCCAACGGCACCAGTAAGTGCTTTCTTTATCTGTTCATCCTTCCACGCATTAAGCCCAGAAAGTTTCTCTAACTTCGAGGAGAAAATGTTTTCGTCCTCGTCAAGAGCAAAATCAGCAAGGTCGGCAGGTAGGCCAGCCTCGGTTAGTTTCTGCAAAGCGGTTGCTCTGCGATCTTTAAGTAGCGCCTGTCGTTTCATGTCGGCAAGCTCTTTCTGCATATCGGCAAGCGCCTGATCCTTTGGATCTTTGGGCGGATTGCGTTTCTTCAATTCCTCGTCTACGATTCCGGAAAGCTTCTCTTCACGGAATTTCACAGCATAATTGTCAGTGGTTCGGGAGATAATTGCATCCCGTTCTGACTTCAAGTGTGGATGTTCAGCTATGTATTTTGCTGCATCCTCACGGTTTGATACTACAATGGCGTTTTGAGCCATGGCCCGAAATGATTCCCGCTTTTCTTCGGGAAGATCGTTCACAAAATCAAGTAGGTTCATGTTTACTCCCGTCCACCTCAATCAAGTCAAGGTACACGTATTTACTATATAGCGATTCTTGAATATTGACAAGTCCCTAAAATATTTTTGTATGATGGTTGACATGAATCTATAATGGTTATATACTGTATTTATCAGGAGGAACGAAATGATTGATAGAAACCAGATGACTGAAATAATCAGGGCTATTTATAAAGAACGAGGACAAGGAATTATTGATTCACTTTATAACGCAAAAATAAAAGCATTTGAAATTGCCGATTCCATGATACCAAATAAAGCATGGGTTAACAATGGAGGATTCATGTGTTGGGAAAATCAATATTCAATAACTGAGGATGAACTAAAATGTCTAGTGTGAAAAAATCAAACTGCCCTTGCTGTGGGGCAGTTGCTCATGAGAATCGTGGCAAGCGTGGGTTTCAATCATCATATGATTGTGATATTGAACAATGGCAAATGGTCACTCAAACTTGCACTATTGTATGCACTGGTTGCGGTCTTAGTATAAGCTGTTCTTCAACAGCACTTCATGCTGGTATAAAAAATAAAGAAAATTCAGAAGAAAATACATATGATTATGTAAAAAACATTGCTATAAACAGATGGAACTTAAGACAAAATAAATAATTACAATTTCTTCTTCTGCCCAAACTCTTCACGCCATTGCTCCCAAGTCCAGTTGGGAGTTTCATTTTTCTCAGTACCTTCGATTCGGTAGTATGAGTCGCACCGGCAATTTATCGTCTCACTCGCCGGCCCGTATCCTGGAGAAATAACCTTTCCCCAAGGAGTATGAAAAAGCCCATCTTTCTTGTTCACGGCAACGCCATTCATACGGGCATGGTCTGGCCTGGTTCGTCCGTCCCGGGTACTCAGCCATACCCGTTCCCCATCAATCCCTTTTTCCTTGGCACGTTCATAAGCCTGAGTACTTCCATCCTGCCAGCATCTATGGGACTCAGTACGCACTACACGGTCGGATTGCCACAAAAGGTTATTGAATAGATCCTTCATTTCACTGGCAGTCTTAGTGTAACTCTGTCCCGTAGCGATTCCCCGGGTAATAGTTTCAGCAATCTTGTCTATGGTTCCGGTGTAGAGCTTGCCATACCGTGTAGCAAAATCAGCCCCTGACACTTGGCTGTACACTGAGTTCCTGATTGCATCCACCGGCAATATGCCAAAAGCCACTTGCTCATAGGTATTTTCATAGCTGTACCAGAATGTTTCGAAAGCATCCAGAACACTATTGGCGCTGGTATCTTCTGTCAATGCTTTGGCGTAGTTGATTGACTTCTTGACTTCCTTTGACATTTCCGTGAGTAGGTTTTTCAGCCGATTGTACTTGTTGGCATCCTCTAAACCGGTAGCGGTAAAGTCTGCAAGCTGTGCTTTAATGGCCTTGTATGAGGCGCTGTAGGACTTGGCAAGCTGTTTCTCGACCACATCAAGGTAATCCTCTATGCGGTCGGTCCCTTGCTCAAGGAGGTCACGGTATAGGCTCATTCTGGCCCCAATTCATAGCCATATAGCTCTATAAATTTCTGTTCCTCATTATGCCAGTAGTATACGCCATAGCATACACCGTTTTCGGTTATGATAATCCTGCCAACATATCCATGGTGAGGCCCAAAGATAACGCGGTCGCGGACTGCGTATTCTGTTTCTACAAATACCGGCGTTTTCACTCCGTTCATTCCTGGGTATCCTCTTCATCATCAACATCATCTAAAGTCAAGCCAGTACTCGGAGCAGACTTCTTAACCAACTTCATTTCAGCCTTAACACCATTGGGCAATATGTTTGCTGGCAAGTAGGCCAAGGCGGTTTCTTTTGAGGTCAATGTAGACAATTCAACGGCACTACGGATTATGTCTGCTTGATTGATCGGCAAGTCTGCTTGTATGGTAATATCAAGCCCCTCGAATGGCACGTTCACCAGGATATGTCCACAAATCATTTTAGCCCTGTTCTGTAGGAATTTCAGGAAGTACGGCTTTATGCTGTTGAACCTGTACATCATGGGGAGTAGGCGCCATTTCTGAGCCTCACCTGATGCACCGGCGAAATTCTCGTCATAGGCGTCTATGATTTGTAGTGCTTTGGTAATGTCCTCATTCACTACCTTGAGCGCCATTTCGATAAAATCGGTTGGAATGTCCCTGGTAATAAATGCCGCTTCATTTGCTGGATCTTCTGAACCGTCAAGAATCTTCCACATCTTGACCTTGTCTGCATCGGTGAGACCAGATTCGTCTGGAGCATTAGACAGGCGTTTCTTGAGCACCAGGATTGCAGCATTAAAACGCTCTCCTTCGTTGGCAACGTCTTGGGAGAGTAGCTTGTCTTTAAGGTCAATCAAAGTTAAAGCATGGTCGAAAAGGTTTTTCCATTCGGCTTGGAACGGGCCACAATTGACGGGAACTGTACGGTATCCGTGTTTTTCTTCGGGTAGTGCAGTCCAAGTACCTTTGATCTTCTCATAACGGTAGATAAAGTCCTTATCCAAGTAATCGGCATACTCTGATTCACCAATCTTGCGATACCAAATGAAACCCAAGAGCTTGGGCCGAATGTCATTCGACCAAAGCGGAATACCTTGGTCAAACGGGATTATTTCAAACTGTGGCCCTTCCTCAGAGAACCAATGCAACTCATACATTCCACCATGCCTTGCACCTTGCTCAAACTCATTGGCAGAAACTAAGGGCTCGTCGTTCAGGTCATAGATAGGTTTCAGGACGCTATCGTACAAATCACCGGCATACTTGATGTTACCCGGGGAGGCACCATATCCCTTGAAAAGGGCGATACATACCATGGCGTTGGGGCTTACTATTCGGGCATCAGGTGAAGGCTGTGGAGCTGGCCTTAGTATTGCAGGGTTGTAGCCCTGTGCGTATGCGGTCTGCTGGTTGATTCTTGGGAGTCTATTGGTTAGGGAGTCAATGTGGGCCTGTAAAGTTTTAGTGTCCATAACGATATTGTACCCCCTCACCTTGATTTAGTCAAACACCGATCATTTTAAGACTTGCGTCAACTACACTTGCTGTTTCTGCAATGGATGATTTTACCATAGGCAATCCTTGCACATCTTCTCTGCCTTGTAGTTTCAACATTTCCATGGTTTCAAATATCAGTAGCTTGGCCTTTTCTTCCGGCGTCATGTCAGGTTTGCGGATGGTTTCGCTCTTAAATACTTGGCGGTATTCTTCGACCGTTGCCTTTGCATAATCAGACCCAACCAAGCCATGATCCTTCCATTGGTCAGTGAGTGAGTTTCTTGCCTTGGTTGATTTGATGTCAAGTTGTGTTTTCTTGGCCTTATACGAACCGGTCTTTCTAATTGATGGTAGTACTTCCGATGTTACCCATTTCCTGAATGGTTTCGCCTCTGGTTTGTCTGACCTGAGTAGCACCGAATACAGGCCAGATTCGTTTATAATCCATGCATCTTGTTTTCTTCCTATTGAATCAGTGAGTGGAGTCAGACTCCGTTCATCATCATCAAGTCGCTCAGCCACCCTCCGAACATCTCCTATTTCAAGAATCGCGCAAACATCCTTGAGGGCAAACCATGGCTGCCCGTTGATAGTAAATGTCCGTACTTCAGATTCATTGAACTTGAAAACTGCAATGTCATTCATTCTAAACTCCAAATAAAAAAGCCCGCTTGCAGGTGAGAGTCTGCTTGCGGGCTTGGCTGGTACGAATTGACCACGGAAGCTCTCACCCTTCCATCGTCAATCTGATACCTGTAGTATATAGTACTTTCTCTATATAGTCAACAAAAAGACCCTCCCCCAGCCAACGGAAGGGAGAGGATCAGCCACGTACCTAAGCCGATTCGGGACAGCTCGGCAAACACTGTGTTAACGCCGTTACCCACGGCTTCCCTTGGTTCCTGGCAGCTCTACGAGCAAGGCGGATGCTGGATGAAGGAATCGAACCTTCACAATCTGCTTACAAGGCAGAAGGTCTACCATTAACCTAATCCAGCAAGTACCGGGCATTTTACGTCCCTTCCGGCAAGACGTTAGGTTTGACCCGTAGTATTGGTACTGCAATACCCAGCACTGTCTCAGTGAGCGATGAAAAAAAGCACAAGAGGTTGTAGTCTCCCGTGATAGCCATTGGTGGAGTTGCACCACCGGACCTGTTATGGCTTTTTATTTTGGCAAAATAATCTTTATCAATCCAGCAAAAGCACTTGCGATAATTGCAAGTAAAAATGCCGATCCAAGCCAATGCCAAAAGTCCTGAAAGATAAACTGTAATACTTCTATCATATCAACTCCTATTCCGTGGAATTGCCCACGGAGTAAATGTTATATTTCTTCCCACCGCTTCCCGATGCTGTCGGGGGAGAAGGGTTTTACAAGATCATGAGCAAAATGTCGCTTTTCACCTGTAGCCATAATAACTGTGTAGTATCCTTCATATTCTCCGACAAATCGACCCACAAACGGAACTGTATTGTCAATACTCGCACCATCCCCAACAGTTGCATTGTAGAACACCGCTTCCCTAACTACAGGCACCCATGCTGGCTTGGGTCGGGGGATCAGTAGTATAAAGTCCTCCATATTAACATGATTACTGTCCTTGGAGAAATAAAACTTTACCGATTTTGCAAATGCTGGCCACTCAACCTTCCGCAAGTCCACCACAAGCGGATCTGAAAGCAAAAGCTCCTCGGCTCGCTTGGCTCCCAGGTAAAAGAAAAGCGCTTGTACATAACCATCGAAAAGACTACCCCTATAATCCTCTGCAAAATCCATAGCGCCATCTATTGGAGCTTTCTTCCTACACTCCTCAAACTCTTTCTTAATATCCATCCTGTTCCTCCTTGGTTACATCCTGACCGCTACTTTTAACCTGTTAATATAAACACCCGTTGTCGTTTCCCTTATAGACGGGTGTTTTTCTTTGATCCTTGCAATAAATGCATCATCAACAACATCGAACCGTAACAGGCCAAACTCATTGAAAAGTATGTTAAAGCCTGATTTTGTTATTTCGTATTTCATCCTGTTCCTCCTTGTTCCTCTGTCAGCTTTTTATGCTTTTTAATTTTTCCATTCCAATTGAATTATATCCCTGGTATGATCCAACAACACAATTAAAGCCATATGCACGCTCTAGTATTTTTCCATCTGATGAAAAATGAGTAATAAAACCATCTTTGACTCTATACCCAACACCACGAAAAGTATAAACACCGTCTTTTTTTAACTTTGCTTTGTCGAGAATAATTGACTCATTTTCTATAGTAAGCCCATACCGAATCATATTGTCCTCCTTGTTCCTTTGGAAGTGTCCAAGATTCGAACTTGGCACGGATTTACTGGTGGCTTTAATATGGCCAATCTTACCCACCAAACCTCCCCATCGCACTATTCAGTGCCATACACTTCCACGCCTGTCTTTCCAGGCTGTCATAAGTTTTGTCCCAGCCTCAGCTTGCTCAAGCCTAAGCTGACTACATCCAGACTTAATATTGGACTCTTCCAGCGCCCAGTAATGAGCCGGGCCAGTGTAAACTAAAACACTTGGGATCATCCCACTGGCTTCCTGGTTCCTTCCATTTGGTTCCTTTCGGCGTTACTTTAATTCAATTGCTGGAATAATTGCAGAGGGCTTGAATACCACCCTGTAATTGCTTGTTGAAACATCACTTGCTTGTAGCGCTTCCGAAAAGTAAGTAACGTTATCAGAAAGCCCAAGATAGTGCTTCAAGAACTGGCCTTCATTCGTCTTTACAGTAACAACTAAGTCACCGTCCGAGTCAACAATGATTGCCAGCCTTCCTTCTATGGTAAGAATATACTGGTCTGTTATTCCGTTGTAGAATACCACGCGCCGGTATACTTCGAAGTTCTGTTCAGCCGTTTCCAGATTTGACCTTGCAATCATTGCATCACTGCAACTGGTAAGAGCCAATAAAGCCACCACAACACCGATTGCCATAAATACTTTCTTCATTTCTTTGATCCTCCGTTGATCTGTTATTACTATAACCGATACATGATATTAAGTCAACAGTTAAATGAAAAATATTTACATCCCGAATGCGGAACGGGTGGAGGTTGGGGCTGGGGTGGCGGTGTATGCTTTAATCATATCGGTAACAACGTACCTGGAAGCGTCAATGGCGTGGTTCAGGCAGTCCACAGGTTCAGGCAGATACCGACCGTTTTTGTCTTGCTTCCAAGTGTAGGAATAGAACTCTTTCTGGATGTTTCTTGATTGTGGCGTAATGAATATTTGCTTCGATTGCATAAGGTCGATACCGTAGCGTATAGAGTCTGGCCCCTTCTTGCATGGGTGTATGTTGAAACCGGCGCGGTATAGTTCCTCGATGCTTTTTGGTTCCGCACTATCGGCAACAATGCGAGCGTGTTGATTTATGTTCATGGACTTTAGCTTTCGCATTATATCGGAGTTCGTGAGTCCAGTCTGATAAATCATTTCATCCAAATATATTTCATCTCCACGAACCCATAGGGCTACCATAGCCAATTCATCCGAACTAAAGCCAAAGTCCATCCCATAACCGTATAACTTTGCATTGTCTGGCACTTCCGACACTTTGAAGTCTTTGAAAACCAGACCTTCCGTAACTCCCCACTCACCAAGAGCGTAGACCTGGTATGCCGTGCCTTTTAGTGCTTCCAGCTGCTTGCGGTATCCATCGTCAATGAACTTATTATCTTTGTAGGTTGTCTTGAGCAACGTACAAGACTCTGGTTGATTGTCCACAAAGTACGATTTCAGCCAATGGAAGGCAGAAACCGGATTGAATGACACGGTAATCTGAAACGGTACTGTTGACTGTCCGCGCAATCGTAGATTGATTTGTTGCAGGTCAGTGTCTGCAAATTCGTTGGCTTCCTCAAGCCATACAGCAGAAAGCACACCGGATCTGAATGTTATACTCTTGATCTTATCCTCAGAATCCATTCCGAGGAAAAGAACCTGGTTATTACTGGCCGTACACGTGATAGTCATATCTGATTTATTCACCACGAACAGGCTTTCAAGGTTCCACTGGCCTATGATTTGCCGGAATAGCGCAAATGTAGAAAAGCGATTGGTGACACCGTACTTTCTTGCCACCAAAAGATTATACCCTGGAACTGTTATTATCCTGAATATAGCCCTCTGTACGATAGCAAAAGACTTGCCTGAGCCTGAGCCACCAAGTATGCAGTTAAAGCGCTCCCAATCGCGGTATAGAGGCTTATACGCATCATTAACCCAATGTGTTAGGCCAGACCAGTCTATGTTCATTTAACAAAGTCAGGTACGCCGATGGAAATAATGCCAATAGTAGCATCTACTTCGGCGTCTACCTGTTGCACTGGTTTACCGTATGCCCTATCTGCAATAAGTTCGGCTGCCTTGAGCCTGTCAGATCCTCGCTGTTCTGTATCAAGCATAATTTCGGCCATTACTTCGATTGCCTTGGGAGTAAGTTCTTTTAATCGCTTTTTTAGTTCTTCGGGAATTTGCGGTCTACCGTTGGGGTTATTGGTCTGACCAGGCTTTGAAAGTCCGCTTGTATTTCTCTTGTTACCAAGTGATTCGCTCATGTGAAATTTACCTCACCGTCTCAGTATTCTACCCGATCCAGTGAGTATAGGATACTACGGATGGGGGAGGATTGCAAGCTCAATAGAATGTCTCCACAGAACCTGCTGTTTTAATCTCGAAGAACTTGTACTTTCCTTCACGGCAATAGTTCCAGAGGAATAGTTTTTTACGCATGGTATAATCCACCGTAACAAATCCCTTAACATCCTCAACGACTGTTTCCCCTGAAATATTGCAGTACTGGAAGTCTGCCGTAAAAACCATACCACGAATAGTCTTTCCATCAATCTTGAATGAAGGCAAAAGAACAAACTTTGGTTGAAGCTCAAGGTTGAATACCTGAGTTCCTTCCAGAGACTTTAGATAAGAGTACCGCTTTGCTTCCTCTTTGGAATCAAACTTGATGTTATCGACAATGCACTTTTTGCCCCCGTACTTTGAGCGCTTGATCATTGTTCTATACCAATTTGTTCAAGATGGTCTATCGCTATAAAGTCTCGAACTTCTTTGACTTTGCATATTTGCCTGATAACTTCATCAATCATGCATTTATCACGATGTATGACGGTTAGTGCATTTGATAGTATCAAGTTTACTTTTTTAACGTCTGGAATTTCTTTCCAGAATGAATCACAAGCACCGGCTGATTTCCTTAGTGTTTTTATGTTGTCTTCTGGATGAGATACTACCTTGAATTTTCCACCATCATTCCATAGCATCATGGCCTTTGAAAGTTGCACATCTTGATCAGTGGTGCTTAGTCTTGATTTAAGAGTTAGTTGCAAATCAGTTTCATCATATATGTTCTGTTTATGGGCTTCATACGCTAATTTTATGTGGTCAGTTAGATTTGAAGCAATAAACGTAGCGTATGGAACCTTTGTTTTTAGCCCATCTGCTTTTACCGTTGCTTGTTCAAGTGTGGTGTAAAATCCAATTGCAAGTTTTAACTCTGGATTATATACACAAAAAAAATCTTCTCTCATTTTGTGGCCTCTTTGATTTCTTCCATTGAAGCCCATCGGAAGGTATATCCTTTAGCGTGCTTGCATCCACCTGTCATGAACTTCGCCATAAGTGGATAGCTTATGTTCATGGCAATCGCCATAGAGGTCATCGATTCGGCATAGAGTCCAGTCTGTTCGCAAATGATTGGTTTGCCCTTAGATCCCCTTGGCATCTTTTCTACCGATGGTTTTTTTTGTATGTCAAGAATCATGAATATTACTCCTTTCAAGTTAAAATTATAACTTATAAAAATAATAAAGTCAATGGTTTTGAATGTCAAATGGTAAAATGCGACATGTCGCATCGTAATGCGACACCTTAATTCCATGTACCATATAAAATAAAGTCGTGTTTTTGACAAAATCGCATTTGACCCCCCTATACACACACAATAAATACTATGGGATATGTGAGGGGGTGGGTATATGCGACACTGCTACTTACTATGTAATAATACATATTATATATTATATTATATATATTATTATGTATGTAATGGAGATTTTCATATGGTTTCATGTAAGAATAATAGAGATATTTTAGTTTTCCATAGTGTCGCATTTTTGTCGCATTTTAGTGCGACAGTACGCGACAAAATAACATAAAAAATCGTTTGACATAGTGTAGAATAATATGTAAGATGTTTTTATCTACTTGGTGGTGCTTGTGGATAAGCATTATACGATGCATACTGTAAGAGCCTTTTGACATGGTATCTGGTCGTATAGCCGGATAATGGAAGCACACCACTTCCAGCCATGTCAAAGGGCTTTTTTTATCGACAGGAGTTTTTTTATGAGTCAGAAGCTAAGATTCGCCAGATACTATGCAAGTCTTGGCATACCTGTGTTTCCGGTGCGTCATATTGTTGATGGTAAATGTTCGTGTGGAAATTCGAGTTGTGATAGTCCTGGCAAACATCCAGAATATGAAAAAGGATACTTTGAACACGGGCTAACCGATGCCACAACAAATATAGAAAAAATAGATGAATGGTGGGCCAAGTGGCCCAATGCAAATATTGGCGGAGTCATGGGTGAAAGATCCGGCATTATCTGCATAGACTTTGACGACATGAATTGGTTTGATAATCAGAGTGAACTTGATATTGAGCTACCTGAAACACCACTTTCTATAACAGGAAAAGGACTTCACTATTTTTACAAGTATCCTGGTCCTACAAGATCGGCAAAGAGAATACAGAAATACCCTATAGATTCAAGGGCAGATGGCGGATATGTTCTTCTGGCCCCTTCTGATCATATTTCAGGTAGAAAATATGAATGGAAACTTGGTTTTCCAGACGTTGAAATTGCTCCATGTCCTCAATGGTGGATTGATCTACTTGCAAAGTCAAACGATAAGCCAAAAATTGAAAACTCTGGAGAAAAGATAAACGAAGGCGGAAGAAACGACACTATTTTTACCTATGCGTATGAGTTATTCATCAAAGAAAAATATTCATACGATGATGTGGAAGCTATGGTTTTTGGTCTTAACTATAAAAAATGTGTCCCCCCAATGAATGACCAAGAAGTTATAAACATAGTAAGAAGTGCATTCCAAAGAAAGGAAAAGGTAGAAGAAGAGCAAGCAGAATTACTTTCCCATGTTGATATGGAATCAGTAATGAGAAACCTTGATCTTAAAAAAGAAATGGGTCTAATGAATGAAGATCTTGGTAAGAGGGAAATAGTAAAACCAGACTTCATGCCAAAGAGAGGATTGATTAAGGATATAGCAGAATACATACTTGCACATTCAGAAAAGCCACTTCCAACACTTGCTGTATCGGCTGCAACTTGTTTTGTTGGTGCAATGGCTGGAAGGAAGTACAGTACTACAACTGGACTTGGCCCTAATATTGTTATGGTTGGAGTGGCAGGATCTTCACATGGTAAGGGTAAAGCTCAAGCTATTATAGAAAAAATTGCCTCAGAATGTGATGGTAATGTTAATAGAAAAATGGGTGTTAGTGATTTTGCTTCTGGTCCTGGTGTTGTATCAATGCTGGTCGAAAACCCAGCAAGGCTATGTATCATAGATGAATTTGGAATATTTCTTAATGCTGTAACTGGAGCTATGGCAGATTCAAGCAAGAAAGAAATAGCCAAGGTTATCATGGTAATGTATTCTTCTTACAATACAACATACCGAGGAACAGCAAGGGCAGACACTAAGCTGAATCCAGCAAAAATAATTCATAACCCATGCCTTTGTATTTATGGCATGAGTACGCCAGATATTCTCTATAAGGCATTCTCGTCAAGCCATAGTGAAGATGGATTCTTGGCAAGACTTATGATAGTAGATGATGGTGAGAAGTCACCTAAAATAAACAGAGATGCAAAAAGTTATCCTGTTCCAGGGCATATTATACAAGGTGTAAATAAGATAGCTGGTAGAATAAATATTGGCGAAATAGAAAGCTCTGCAACAAAGCCTACTATCGAAGTAGTAAACGAAACCAAGCACGTTACAGAACAGCGTATGGACATAGCTGATTTGATGAACGAACAGGATGACGTTAGCAAACAATCTATTCTTGGTCGTGTGGTAGAGAATGCCATGAAACTTGCACTCATTCATGCCATAAGTATCAATCAAGAAAACCCTGTTATCGGTAGCGAATCCTTTGAATGGGGCTTGAATATTGCGGTCTATTGCGCTGAAAGACTCATAGAGATAAACGAAAAGCACGTTTTTGACACAAAGGTGCAGGAAGAAACAAACAAATATTACAGCTACATAGAGAAGCACAAAGATGGCGTTGAATTAAGGCTTATTACAAAGAATGGCCCAGGCAGAAGCCATAAGACGTATGATAGGGATGAATATCTGAAGGTTCTTGTAGAGTCTGGAAAAGTATTTGTAGTAGGCAAAAAATACTATACAGCAAAGGCTTATAAAAAATATCTACAAAGCTTGGAAAATGAGTAGACAAGAATATAAAAATATAGTATAAATAATGTGAAGAGTAGAAAAAGGAGAGTATATGGAAGGTGAAAAACTGACCATCGGCATACCGCCAAAAGAGTCAAAGCTCAAAGGTATGTTGACCAAGCCAAAGCCAAGAGCGCCTATTATTACGGCATTTGGCACTGGTGGAGTAGGAAAGACAACATTGTTGTCTTTATTCCGTAAGCCGGTATTGATACGTACCGAAGATGGAAGCCAGGCTATAGACGGTAAAAACGTTTATATGTTCGAACAAGCCAATGGATACGATGATATTGTTGAACAGCTTGAATTGTTGCTTCATGAAGATCATAAGTTTGAAACCGTTGGCATTGATAGTATTACCAAGATGCACCTACTTTTTGAGGCAGAAGTCTTGGCAAGCGATCCAAAGGCACCAAGCTTAAACCAGGCCCTTGGAGGCTATGGAGCTGGAAACAAAGCGATTGCTAAGAAACACGCTTATATCAGGCAATTGTGTGGGCTACTGAATGAGCGAAAAGGCATGACGGTCATTTTCATAGCCCATGCTGAACTCGACACGGTAGAACCACCAGATAGCCCAAGCTATTCGATGTACTCCATTAAAATCCAAAAGGCTTCTATGGCGTACTATACGGATGACGTCGATATTGTTGCACACGTGAAACTACAAACATTCACGAAGAAAAACGAAGACAAAACAAATCAAGCAGTGTCAACAGACACAAGGCTTATTGCATGTACTTCTAACGCAAACAGTATTGCCAAGAATCGCTATGGCATAACAGAAGAAATTCCATACACCATGGATCATATTAATCAGGGCATTAATCCTATTATGCCATTCATCCCCTACTACAACATAAAGGAATAAATCATGAGCTACGAAGTAAACATTAACGCCAAGCAGATTAACGACGAAGACAAGAAGAAATTCGGCCTTATTCCAGACGGTAACTACACCGCAATGATGACTGATTATGAAAGTAAATCAGGACCAAAAGGTGAATACCTTTCAGCAACATTCCAGATCGTAGAAGGTGAATACAAGAATCGCAAGATTTTTGATAAGTACTTTATCAATGGTAGCTCTGCTGCTGTAGCCATTGCACATTCGAAATGGTCAGCTATTGCTGTATCAGTTGGTATTGAAAACATCAAGAATCTTGACCAGTTGCTTAATAAGCCGTTCTCTATGGCAATAGGATTTGAAAAGGGATCTGGTGGATATGACGATAAGAATGTGTATAAAGGCGCAAAGCCAATGAAAGCAAATCTTACCGCCAGACCAGCCAAGGTAGAACAAACACCACAGCAAGCCAATGCTACGCAATCGGGTTTCGAAGACGATGTATTTTGATTAACCGCGCCCCCGAAAGGGGGCTTTACTATTGGAGGAACCATGGACAAAGTACTTGATATATTCGCTCCACATTGCCAGTTTATCACCTGGACAGAAACAGCATGGATTGCAACTGCCATACGTGAACATTATTGCAATGGCAAAAGTGAGGATGAACTTGAACAGTTTGTCAATCAAACATACCTCAAGAATCGAAAGCTCAAGCTCTTGAACGGCGAATACTGGACTAAGGCAATGACATCAAGACCATACATAGAATGGATCTCAGCAAACACCAAACTGATTATTGATGAACTAAAACCAGACATCTGGAGCACCGACCACGAATCAGATGATATGCCTGATTTCATGAAGATCCCCCGCTTTGGCCTGTTCCATGAAGGAGGCCAGGACGAATACATGAACGGTACACGTGAACATAGAATTGGTGCAGTAACGAAAAAGTACAGCCTAAGGTCGATAATCAAGAGCTACGATACATTGCCAACAGTATAACCGCAACACGCCACCCCATCCGGTGGATTTTTTTATTTATAACTATTGACTGTAAGCATTGTATCGGTTATAGTATCCAATAGAGGTAAAACAATGATCTATCCTAACGGACATTTTTCTAACAAGATTGCAAGTCTACTTGCAGTAAACAACTGGAACCAATCGGATTTCGCCAAGTTGACTGGCGGTTCTCCTGCATCCGTTTCCCATTGGGTATGCGGAAGGACGAAACCGAATCGGTTTATTATGCCAAAGGTATTGCAGGTGCTTGGTGAGTATGCGGAGAGGGCGTTGACGGAAGAGGAGGTTTGGAAGTGAGTAAATGTATGATTGATTATGCAATTAGAACACTTGAAATAGAGCTTGCTAAAATAGAAGGATCAATGCGTGTTGAGGATAGGTATTCGGCATATCCTGAATATAGAGGCTCAGGGGTTGATTATCTATCAAGGAAGAAAGAAAGACCTCCAACGTGCAATAGATTTGCTTATGGTTATTAATCAATCACCAGTGGAAAATTCAACAAAATAGGAGTTGATGTGATAGAAGTATTACAGTTTATCTTTCAGGACTTTTGGCATTGGCTTGGATCGGCTATTTTACTTGCAATTATTGCAAGTGCTTTTGCTGGATTTATACGGATTATATTGCCGAAATAACATCAGTAAAAGAAATAGAAATCACCTACACTGGAGGAATAATCATGATAGTAAAAGAAGTTTTAGAGCTTGCTCACGGTACATGCAGTATGCGGGATGAACTTGCTAATGCACATCTTGGCGCTTTGCAGAAGATTGCAGAACTAAAAGCAACTATTTCTGTACTTGAGTATGAAAAATCAATACTAAAAGACATTGCTCTTTGTGCAAAATATTTGTCCAAAGAATATCTTAATTACGGTGGTACAGAATGGACTGAGGCAAAGTGTCTGACGATAAAATATCGATGGGAAGATTATGATAATTTTATCCATGGAAAGGATGATATATGAATATCATACACATACTTGAGATGAATAAAAATGATCTTAGTAACCACATATTATATCTTTATGATGAAATTTCAGATATTTCTAAAAGAATAAAAGATCTCGAAAAACTATTGCTTGAGTCAAAAGATATGGCGATTGATCTACTGAATTACGTGGAGTCAAGCGGATGGACAAGGCACCGAGATTCAGAAATTGCAGAAACGAAAGCGTATATCGAGAAGGTCGATAAGGCTTTAGGAGAGACATGAAATGAAAGTCTATATCAGTGGCCCGATAACTGGTAAGCCAGGTTTGAATAAGCAAGCATTTTTTGATGCAAGGGACTTAATTCAGAAAACAGGACATATATGGGTTTGTCCACACAATATTTGCGCCCATATTCCGAATGATGCACCGTGGATTGAGTACATGAAAGTCTGCCTTGCGGAGCTAACCAAGTGCGATTATATATTTATGCTACCCGGGTGGATTTGGTCGCGCGGTGCAAGAATTGAATGGGTCGTAGCAAAACTGCTTGGTATAAAAAGAATAAAGCTTTAGGAATATCCCCTATCTCTGGAGGGCAGAGGATGAACAACGATCTAATGTTTTCGAGCTTGACCGATCTGTGGTCAACTCCACAAGATTACTTTGATATAGTGTCAAAGGAATTTGATTTTACACTTGATGTTTGCGCTATTGCCGAAAATGCAAAGTGCAAAGATTTCTACTCACCAGGACAAAATGGTCTTGCTCAGCTTTGGCATGGTGTTTGCTGGATGAATCCACCGTATGGGCGTACTATCGGGAAGTGGGTAAAGAAGGCTTTTGATAGTACGCATTATGGTACTGTTGTGGTCGGCTTACTTCCAGCCAGGACAGATACAAAATGGTTCCATGATTACATATATGGCAAGGCAGAAGTGCGTTTTATTCGAGGCCGTCTAAAATTCGGCGGTTGTAAAAATTCGGCACCATTCCCAAGTATGTTAGTAATATGGAAATGACAGCCGAAACATTGGTAGAATCGGCACGAGCTGCCGGTTTACCGTTACCCTCTGCCCAAGTGCTGGTGCAGAGGTTTGGGATTACGGAGGAGGAAGCTGGTGAAGTACTCAAGGAAAATAAAAAAAATATCGAAATTACTGGCTATAATAAGGCAACAGATAAGAACAGTAAAATCGTTCGACGTACAAGCAACGATTCAATCAAGGGAATGGGCAAGGACAATAAATATGTTCAAAATAAGACTCAAGAGACTACGCCGACAACTATTGGAAAACAGCCGGTAGGGTTACGCCAGAGGGTTCAAGGACTTCTCCTTGCCACCCTCCCATTCATCTTTTTCTTTGCTTCCGTGGCCGGGTCTATCCGCTCCTACACCCTATGCTACGGCTATTTCGTGAGGTTCAACGATCATTTTGACGCCATGATGCTTTCGGTTATGCTGGTGGCAACGGCTTTCGCGGTTCCCCAGGCAGTGCCAATACTTTGGGAGAGTTTTCGCAAGGGCCAAAGGATCTTGATGTTTTTTATCGCGGTCTTGATTTCCCTTGGAACCATCGGAACCAATGTTTTGATCACGGCCACAGAGTTGGCAAATCAGAAAACCGAAACATACACCGGAATGTCAGAACAGGCAGAACGTAGAACCCAAATAGAGGCCCGTATAAGGTCATTAGAGGGCCGTGGTAACGATTTGCGGGAACTACTGGACATTGACAAGGCCGAACGCTTGGGACTCATGGAGAGTCAGAAAAAGTATGAGGTGGGAACGTATGAGTACAACAGGGTCAGGAATAATTTGGCAGACTCTAAAAAACGGATTGACGATGGTCAGGCAGAAATGCAGGTGATCCTGGAGTCGGTCGATGGTTTGCGCCAGGAATTGTCGGGACTTCCGGCCATGGTGGATGGTGGCAAAATGTCGGACGTTGACAGAGTGATCATGTACATGTCGGCGGTTCTGATTGAAGTGAGTTCACCATTGGCGCTTTCGCTGGCATTATTTTTATAATTCCCTGTTGACATAAATGTATAATAGTTATAGTATGTGTGTATGGAGGAACCATGACCCTATACGAATTTTACAACATGAAAATCAGGCAGTATCAGCGCATGGCAATCATTACCAATGGACTTGATACTGTGCGCTGGATTGAGAAGGCCCAGGAATTGCTGGAGCTACGGAATAAAGTTGGAGGAGCATTGATATGACAAGGTATGAAGAGCTTTCGATTAAGATCCAAGATTGCTTGGATGCATCGCACAGGACAACCGGAAGCGTACGGGAAATGTGGCAGATGAATGCGGAAATTCTGGAAGTACGCCGGAATGCAATGGATGTAGTTGAGGCTGGAAGGATAGTAAAATGAAAGTATTTGCTGTATTTTCTGGGTGCTATTCATACCGTGGTCTTGATGCAATTTTCTCAACCAAAGAACTTGCAGAAAAAAATATTCAAAAAAGAAATATTTTTGATTATTACGGTGGAGTAGATAAAACACCAACCGAATATAATTTAGATCTTACAAAAGATGAAGAATATGTTGTATATACATATGATAATGGTAAAGCTATTCCTTACAATGGATTGTATTATACATCATCATTTAATGAAACCGACGTTTCAATAATGGAAGAAAAAAACATAATAATAAAAGTACACTACAATGAAGATCATTCGGTAATGGAAAAATCAGCTATTGACAAGTATTTTATATGGAAAGCCACAAAGGAAGGCATTTCATGACCCAGGCCACATACTACCTAACGAACCACCCAGGATCACCGGAGAGAAGGAAGAACCTCTACGGACAGCCGAAACCGCGAGAATGGCTTGATGAGGCAGACCGGAAGATCATCAAGGCAATCGAGAAGCCAAAGGCGCCAGCATTGTTTGACTGGCAGAAGGCCAAGATCAAATGGACCCGTACCGGAATCACCTACACCGGAATGAAGGCGGTACAGTTGGCGTCTGGACTGACTCAAACTACCATAACCTACCATTGCAGGAGGCCCGATGGTGATTTTAAGGTAGTCGGCAAACAACCACCACCCGCGGTCCAGAAAAGCAAGTGGGCAATCAAGGACATTCACACCGGGACAATCTACAAAAATGCCAGTGTTGCGTCCCGTGAAACCGGTGTAAACAGAAAATTAATTTACAACCACCCCAGATTTGTGAGGATAGAGGAATGATAATAGCCCACGATCAACTTTTAGAGGATGTAGAGTCAGGCCGTATCCACTGTTGGCCTTTTGACTTGGATATGGTCGGAACTAACAGCATAGACGTGACTTTGGGCAGGAATATAAAGATTGTACGTGATAACAAAGTACACTCAAAATACGGAGACAAAGGATACATTGATCCGGTGTTCGATCAAGTTTTTGAGGAAATAACCATGCCAGACGCTGGAATCATCCTTGAACCAGGCATACGCTATCTTGCCCATACTGAGGAAGAAATAGGGTCAGACTTTTATGTACCTATCTACGAGGGTCGGTCGAGTATTGCCAGAATGTTTCTATGGTCACATATTTCGGCTGGATTCGGGGAAGTCGGATTTAAGCGCCAATGGACGTTAGAGCTGGCCTGTGTCGGTAGAATCAGGATCTTCCCCGGTATGCGTATCGGCCAAGTGTTTTTCTCCACGGTTTCGAGCAATGCGAAATTGTACGGACGGGACATAAAAGCACATTATGCCGATCAGGTCGGAGCGCAGGTTTCGAAGTACTGAAAATAACCGATTGACCCTTGACATAATCGTATAACCATTATACTATCTACCCATGGAGGAACAAGAATGTATAACCAAGCAATGAAGGAACACGGTGGACCAGCTGACCAGGGAGATGGTCTGAGAACCCGCCTAACATGTACCGAGTGTGATACCAATTTTCCTGATGACTCTGGATTGCGGGAAGGGTCAATCTGCCCGGTATGCCGACCAGCATTCGAAAAAGAACCGGCCCCGTTTAACGAGGAGCGGTTCATGGCCCGAGTCAGTATCGAGTATGAACGCTGAACAATTTTCGCTCCAAGTGGAGCGATTATACCACCAACACAGGCAATTGCTTGCCATGGGCACCATGCGGGCTCATAGACCTACTGCGCGGTTGTTGGTGGAGTTCTACGTCAACCGGTTCGACCATGTCCGGTGTATTGTGGACGGGATTACCCACGATAACCGGCAGGATATTCCGTTTAACGAGTTCTGCCACCGGGCCAGTTTTAAGGATGAGTACCATACGGCAATGGTTGAACTCAAGGAAAGAGCGGAGATTTCTGGTCTATCTGTCCTGGAGTACGTGCAGAAGGTATTTGGGGACAGGTTCCCGAAATGGGATCTCGTGGTAAGGGACGGAAAGAGCGTGAGAGTGGACGAAAACGAGGTGGAGTGGAATGGATATAACCCATAAAAATAACCATGTTTTCTTGAAAAGCATTGACACTATTATAAAAGTGTTTTATTATTTCAAGAGAAAGGTGGTATTTTATGAAAGCGGAAGTAATCATGAAGCGTGAAATCTTTGGTGGTGAGATTAGCCAAGCAAGCAAGAGTGAGTTTTTCTCTGCTACTGACTTGGTTCGGGCCGGAAACAAATGGAGAATAAACAACGGTTTACAGCCATTTGATATGTCGGCATGGTTTTTGCAATCAGGAACAAAGGAATTTATCAAGGCACTTGAAAACAAATTTGGTGAAGTAAAGACCGCCGGTCGTGGCCGTGGTAATCACACTTGGGTTCACCCATTCCTATTCATTGATATGGCTCTTGCAATAAGTCCAGAACTAAAGATTGAGGTTTATGGATGGCTGTACGATCATTTGCTTAAATACCGAAACGATTCAGGTGATAGCTACAAAAAAATGTCAGGCGCTTTGTTTGAGGCTCTTGGGAATAAATCAACTTTCCCGGCTTTCATAACAAACACAGCATTGGTAATAAAAAATGAAGTTCTAAAGTCTGGAGATTGGGAACACGCAACAGAAGAACAGCTTGAATTGCGCGATAAAATCCACAGCAACATTGCACTTCTTGCAGATGTTTTACCACCACAAGATGCCGTGAGGGTCGGCATAAAGAAGGCTTTAGATGGATATTGATTTTGCTTACATCTTAAAAGTAGGCGACAAATTCATTGCCGATAATCGTCGGCTACGGATGTCCACAACACCAGACAGAGCGCACAAGTACACCACGAAATTGGTAGCCATGTGTGCAGCCGAAAACTACATGAAGCGAACTGGAAAGTATGCGGAGGTGATTGAGTATGAATGAAATGAGGTTGCTTGATTCGGCAGTAAAACTGGCTGAGCGGGTAAATGAGCTTGAACAACTACTTGAGGCAACACTGAAAAGCCACACGGAAGAGCAGGAAATGGCGATCAAGGCAGAGGACAGGGTAATGGAGCTCGAGGATTTAGTCTCTGAAATAAGTGGGTACCTTGACCCAAAAGTTACAGGTCAAATAAATACTGTTAATACCGGATCTATTTTGCATCAAAAAATGTGGGAAGCTCTCGCCGGAAAGGAAAAGGTATGAACGTAAAAGAAGTTTTAGAGCTTGCTCACGGCACATACAGTATGCGTGATGATCTTGCCAATGCTCATCTTAAGGCTTTGCAGGAGGTTGCAGAACTAAAAGCCCGGGTGAAGGAGCCGGAGGAGGCATTACGGGACATAATTGATTTTAATGCTGGCACTGAAATTCAAGGAACTTGGCCGGATAAAAAAGCAAAAGCAATCCTGGGCATAAAGGAGCAAGTATGACCATTGAGAAATTGTATTTTCATCAACTTCCCGAAGATGCTAAGGAAGATATGCCTAGTAATGGCTGTGACAAGGAAGATGCGGGCTACATTCACATAGCATGGGACGATGGTACACATGAATATCATTCTGATGCCATGGAGCCAGAGGATGCCAAGTTTAGTAGGGACCTGGCTTGGGTCGTGACACTGTTGAAGAAGGTAGCTGATCTGTCTTTTGATGCAGGTAGAGATTATGAGTGGGGCAGACTCAAAGAACAGGAGAATCAATCATGAACGTACAGAAAAGCTATGAAAAATGGATGGCAACCGATACCTTCTCTGAAAAAGAAGATTTGTTTGCGTGCGCCAACAATAACACCAATGCCTCCTTTTATTACGGTGGTTTCCAGGGTGGAAAGAAGTCAGCCAAGAAGCGGATTAAGGAGCTTGAAAAAGCTTTGGAGGGTATGCTTGACGAGGCTGAACGCGAAAGGGTAAGTGGTGATTGTGGTAATTGGGAATGGGATGAAGACCACGAATACACCAAGGCTATGAAGATCCTACAGAAAGGAAAAAGAAATGAATGAACACAAAGCCCGCGTGAACCTGGAAGGAATGATTATGTCAGATAACGCGCTGTCTCTCAACTGGGCGCGATACGTGTACTGGCCAGGAAATGATACAATCAGGATCGAAGGAACATTCACCACCGACGAACTTGAAGCTATCGCATGGTGGGTGAAGAATAAGGAAGTGAAATGATTAAAGCAACACTCTTAAACTCCATGGGCTCCGACCTTGACCCAGCATACGCCGCTTGGGTGAGTACAGGCCGGGACATTGACCGAACAGAACAGGACGCCATTGAACTAATCGCAAGGCTTGCCAAAGAGGGCCACCATTCATGTTTTGAGCACTTGGTGGCGTCGTTTATGATTGAATGCCCGATATTTATAGCAAGGCAGATTATGCGCCATAGGACGTTCTCTTACAATGAACTTTCAGGACGCTACAAGAGCTTTTCCAGCGCTACATGCTATGTTCCAGAGCTTGAAGATGAAGCCGTCAAGAATTTCATACAAGAACACTTCGACCTGTCCATAAAAAAGTACAAGTCCATGCGGGAAGCCGGTGTATCCAAGGAAGTGGCGCGGTATGTGCTTCCACTAAACACCATGACGAGGTTTCAAATGACGGGCAATCTCAGGAACTGGATACATTTTTTGAAGCTCAGGATGGACTCCCATGCACAATATGAGGTGAGGATGGTAGCAAAACAAATCCATGCACAATTGCTGGAATTATGGCCCATATCGGTTGACAAGCTACTATAACTAATATAGTATATAGCCATGGAGGAACGGGAATGAAGAGATTTTTTGTAACTGTAACTGGTTATGACGATGGTCCGATGGGGTACTCAAACATGATGATGGATTGCGAAACAATGGATGAAGCCAAAAGAGTTGCGGTTAAAACTGTTTCTGAACAAACTGGTTTTCCATCAGATCGCCTTAAGGCTACGGCAATAGAAAAAGTTTGATAAACTGGAGAAACCAATGACCATACAAGAAATGGAACTAAAGCGCAAAGAGAAATGGCTTGAGTACTGCAAGCGGACAGAGCGTGATCCAAGCAATAATGACCTTTATTTCATTTGGGTATCTGCTTGGACAGAAGCATTGGTTGCCTGTGGAGAGTTGCCGTTTTAGGGTTTTATACGGAGGTGAATAAATGCAGTGGGTGAGTGTAAAAGAACGGTTGCCAAAAGAAGCAGTAGAAGTATTGGTTTTTGATGAGGTGATAATGCTGGGTATTTATTGGGGTGATATTGATAGGCATAATGAATGGTGCATTGGCAACAGGTTTACAACAAAAGTAACCCACTGGATGCCATTGCCAGAACCGCCTACATCACACAAGAACAAGGATATTTAATGACCGATCCAAAGTATATCCAGAAAAAATATACGAGAATTGTACCGTATCGTGATGAACATGATTCCAAGAAATGGACCGCATACATAAATATCGACCATCAATCGTTTGTTATTGCTGACGATAGGTCAAAGAGAGATGCAGTGTGGTATACAAAAATGGCGTCAATTGCGCTTGCGAGGATGATAGACAATGAAAAATCTACTGGGTAGAATCATTGCATTCCTGCTAATAACCCTTTTCCTTTCCATGTGTCTCTACATCGAGAAAGCCGGAATCGGCCACTGGCAGGAAGTCAAGCAAGAGCCTGAACTAATCGCCAACTTCGACGGTCTTCTAGTTTATGCGGACAAAATGGGTGGATACTATTGCAAAGAATACAATTATGGAGTAGATTAAAGATACTCCTTCATTGTTCCTCCAGACATGGGTGTGGCCTTCGTAGAAATACGAAGGTTTTTTTATTTAATCACCAGCCACACTAAAAGACCGGCGTTGACTCCAATAGAAATATTGCGTTCAAGAATCGCTTGATCCAAGTTTGCTTTTGATTCTTTCTCTAAGATCTTGCGAATCTCTGACAAGTTCTGCATCGCTTCGGATAATTGCATCAAGTTCAGATTTTCGCTCTTGATTTTCTCGTTCTCTGTCTGCATTGTTACCAACAATGGCTCTAGCTTCGTCAATCGCTCGTCCCTGTCGGTCAATTGCTGATCCTTGGCGGTCAATAGATTGTTTTGTTCTATCACTCGACTCTCTAATCTTTCGTTCATTTTCATCAATTCGCTTCGCTGTGCTTTGAGTTCTGCCACGGTTTGAGAGTAACCAGGCACTAACCAAAGCACCAAGAAGGCCAAGGATATACAGTATTTTTTTCCACACATCAAAACCCCGCCAGAGTAAAAATCGTGATGACAACACCGACCGCCA